AGATTATAATAATTATTCAAAAGATAATTTCAATATATTGACAAATGAAATATATCCAAATTCAATAAAAAAAATATACGAAACTGCTTAATAAATGAAATATTTAATAACAAGTGGATGTTCATTCACACGTCAAGAATATAGATGCAATACCGAAGGTACTTGTTCTGATTTTCAAAATGATTTTATAGAAATGTGGAGATGGCCACATTGGATTGAAAATTTATATAATGTAAATGTTTTAAATTATGGAAGTGCAACAAATGATAATCACACAATAGCAAATTCAATAATATACGGAGTAGAAAAGTTATTAAAAAAAGGAGTATTAGCAGAAGATATTTCTGTGATAGCCCAATGGTCAAATTTTTCAAGACAAGCTTTTTTTATATCAAATGAAAAAATAGATGAATTTGGTATAGATTTAAAAGGATTGGCACATATATCGGATTGGATTGAAGAAAAAGAATACAATGGTCAATATGGATATTGGTTTTTAACCGGAGGATATGGTGTTGGACATGTTGATAACAAAATAAAAGAATTTTTACCATATTTTATAAAATACATTCTATCAAATGATAATTGTTTAATATATCATTTTGAAGCAATGTTAAAACTTCAAAATTATTTAAAATTAAAAGGTATAGAATATAAAACTTTTGATATTCAAAATAATTTTTCTAAAAGTTACACAAAAGATTGGGGAATGGGATTTCCAAATTATAGAGAAACTGATAAAGATAAATTTTCAGAATCAGTATTGGATAAAAAATTTATACCAAATACTTGGGAATTGGATAATTTATATGACTATTCAGATACACCATATGTTAAAAATTTAATAGATATGATAGATTGGTCAAATCATTGGTTTTATAAAGAAGATGGTATTACAAAACATGGTGGTATAATTGAATGGGCGATTCGAAATTGGGATGTTTCTAATTTAAAAACATATCCAAATAGACCATTAGATATGAATAAATCAGTATATGCGGATATTTTATTTATGGAACATCATGATAAAACATTAGAAGAAATAAAATATGAAATGGATAATAGATGGTATTTAGGACATGTTTCATCTAGATTAAATAAAAAATTTGTAAAAGAAATTCTTTCTGAATTTTTATCAAAATATACTTTAAAAAATAAATTATTATAATATGATAGAACAATTAATATTTGGTTATGATGTGGTAACACATAATGGAGAACAACCAAATTGTTTAAATCCTAAATTTTTAGGTTCAATTGCAAGAGCATCTGATTTTAAATTTGACCAATCTGGTCCGTATTTTAGAGAAAGATGGGGAGATGATTGGGCGGTTTATAATAGTAATTATTTATCAGAATATACTAATAGAAAGTCTATATTTGAAATAATAAAAGATAGAGAAAAAAAAGGAATAAGAAAAAAATGGTTTTATGTGGTAGAACCATTTGGTAATTTTGAAAAGTTTTTTGGAATCGGAAGCTCAATACATTCTCAATTGGCATTAGAATTTGTTTCTAAAACTGCAATTGAAGAAATTAAAAATTATGATGGAAATTTAGTTATAAGTTATTTTATAGATGGTGGATTAGGTGTTAATAAAGAAAATTTTGAAAAAATATTTAACTTTATTGATAAGAATGAAATACCAGATGAAAAAGTTTATTTTATTTTTCAAGATTTTAAATTAAAAAAGAATATTGAAAAATTAGGAAGAAATATAAAAGTATTGGATTATAATCAAGCATTAATAGCAAAATCTCAAGAATTTTTAAATACATTAACAAATCCAGATTTTTCATATTGGAATAATAATGATGAACCACAGGTTGGAAAAATAGGGAATACAAAAAATTCAGTAGTTACACCGGAAGAATTTATAGATTCAATTGGTAAAGATAAAAAAGATTTTTTATTTCTTTGTAGACATTGGAAACCGCATAGAATAAAAGTATTGTATGATTTATGGAGAGCTGGGTTAGATAATTTTTTAGTTTCTTGGGATAAAAAGTTTTATTCACAACAACTTATAGATGAGCATAGATATATGTTTGATGATGATTCGTTTATAGATTTAGTAAAAAATACATCGAATCATTTGGATATTGATGATTTAACAAAAATAGCTGGATATGGGTTTGAAAATAAAGATATATATTTAAATTCATATATGAGTATTGTTACTGAATCTATATTTTTTCAAACATCACATGGTCACGAAGAAAAAGAATTTGCTACTGGATATCTTTCTGAAAAAATATGGAAACCCATTGGCCATTGTCAACCATTTATATTATTAGGACCTGCAAAATCATTGGAATATATTCGTTCTTTGGGATTTAAAACATTTGATGGATTTATTGATGAAAGTTATGATACGGAAGTAAAAGATTCAAATAGAATGTATAAAGTAATACATGAAATAATGAAATTTCATAATAAACCAAAAGATGAAAAAGATGAATTTTTAAGAAATGTTAAAGAAATTTGTTTGTATAATCAGGAACATTTTCTTTCTTTTTCAAAAAAGCATCAACACGAACAATCAAAAATGATTAACTTTTTGTTACAAGGTGAAAATACTTTGATTTAGAGATATTTATAGTTATGAATTTAATAAATGAAGCAAACAAACCAAAAGTAACTAAAACAATAGTTGTTTATGCGGGTAGATTTCAGCCTTTTCATAAAGGACACTATGCTGCATATCAACATTTAGTATCTGAATTTGGTTCCGGTAATGTTTATATTGCAACATCGAATGATACATCTTCGGATAAATCTCCATTTTCATTTAATGAAAAGAAAGAAATTGCAACTAAAATGTTTGGAGTACCATCGACTAAATTTGTAAAAGTTAGCAATCCATACAGACCTATGGAACTACTTAAAAAATTTGATGGCAAAGATACACAATATATTGCTGCCGTAGGTGAAAAGGATGCTGATAGATTAAATGGTAAATATTTTAAACCATATAACGGGAAAGCCGGATATGGTTATGATGAAATTGGTTACACATATCCAATACCTGGAGAAGAAAATCCAATAAGTGGGACACAAGTTAGAAAAGGATTGGGAAGTGATGATAAAGAAAAAGCTAAAAAGTTTTTTCTTAAAGCGTATCCAAAATTCGATAAAGATATTTTTAAAATGATAACATCAAAATTAAATGAAGGATTTCCAGGTGGTATAGGAGTTGGATTAGATTTACCAGGTGGATATATTAACGGAGCTCCAACAGGTTCAGTAGATGAAACAAATAATACACAACCTTCATCAAAAATGAGACCAGAACCACATCCTACAAGACATGAAACGGAGCATCCATCAGATGAACCAGATTGGCATAAAAAGAATGAACCATATGACCCTATTTCAGAAATAGTAGAAAGATATATTACAAATGAAATGTTTGAAGAATTTGCTAAACAATATTTTGGTGAAGCACCTAATAAAGCATTAGATAGAGATATAACATATACAAATTCAAAAGGAAAATCAACTAAAATTAAAGCTAGAGATGCTTTAAGATTACCAAAAGAACATCCTGCACATATTCAAGCAGCAAAAATAGTTGGACCATCGGATGCACCGGCAAATGAACCAAAACCAAAAGAACAACCTGGAAAAGCAGCAACTCAAGCAGCAAAACCAGCTGAACCTGGCCAACCAACAAAAAAAGGTCAAACACAACAAGGGAAAATAGATAAGGAAACTGGAACATCTGCTCCTGGAGAAAAAGGACAAGAACAAGGCCCCCCACCTGAACAAAAATTAGGAGGTGGTGAATTAAAATCCGATGCTGAAAAATCTAATATAGATAAAATTAAAGAAAAGGCTGCAGAAATAGCTAAAGAAGCAAAAAGAAAATGTGAAGATATAATCAAAGATTTTTCAGAAGAAGAACAACATGAAGTACACGAAACAACCAACCCACATTCCGAAACAAGAAAAGAGTGGACTCAAAAAATTGGTGATTTTATTTCAAATCTTCCAAAAAATATAGCAGAAAAAGTATATGAAGTTGTAAAACAAAAATACCACCAACTAAAAAATACAGGTAGAGGCCTAAAATCTTTGGCATTATCAACAATGTATACCGGTAAACCACAATTTGGTTGGTTTAAAGATAAAGATGGACAATACAAATATAGTGAGCATGAGGAAAAAAGACAAAGAAAAGCGTGTATTTCAACTCTTAAAGATGTAGCGGTAATAGGGGCATCGGTTGTAGTAGGTGCAGCAATTGCAGGAGCAAGTGGAGCAGCAGTAGCTGGAAAGGGTATTGGTGGTATTATCCACGCTGCGACTCATGGTGCAGCTCATTCGGTATCAAGCGTTGGTGGATTTTCAGCACATGCAGCGATTGATTTCGCAAAACATTGCGGACTAGAAGCAGTTGGATTGGCAGCGGGTGAGGGACATGTCGAAGCACAAGTTGGTGCAGGCGTTGCTGGGTTAGGACATATGGCGCTTAAAGGTATGGGATTAATGGAAGAAATGGATGAAACAAAGGCACATGGTGATATGTTTATAAAATTAGTTGCAGATGTTGTTAAAAAAATGGAAACATTTGAACCAAATCCTCAACAATTATTAAAAACATTAGAATCTTATAAAAAACAAAAAGAAGTTTCAAAATTACAAAATATTACAAAAGGATTAAATGAAAACATTTCAGAAACTAAACAAAATTCAATTCAACATTTTGTAGAATTTGCAACTAAACGATTAAAATTAAAAGAAACGCCAAAAGTTAATTTAATTACAGGTAGAGATTTTGCAGAAGTAAAAACAAGTTTAGGTGGGTATAATCCAGATGATAAATCTATATATGTAGCAATCGAAGGTAGATTAACCGCTGATATTTGTAGAACTCTTGCACATGAAATGGTTCATAGAAAGCAAGATGAAATGGGATTAGTTAGAAATGTTAATAAAGATGGAGCGGATGGTTCACCAATAGAAAATCAAGCACATGCAGTTGCAGGAATTCTAATGAGAGAATATGGTAGAGTTAATAAACAAATTTATCAAGAAGCACACACAGCATATAATCACGTACCTGTAAGTAAGGCGGATAAGGATTTTACAAATAATCACAAATTCGATATAGGAATAAAAGCAGATGATGATACGATTGATTTTGATGGCAAAGGTGGATATCAAAAGGTGGAAGATATTAATGTAGATGTTGATAAGGGAGATACCGTCTTAATGGGAAAATTTAAAAACAAAAAAGTTGTTGTTAAGGATTTTGGAAAAGATGACCATGGAATGCCAACAATAAATGGTAAAGTAGCAACTACATTTAGAATGGATAAGAAAGGGCAGAATATATACGAAATGGGAAGTAAAGATGTCCATTTTAAAAATGTTGTAAAGTATTTTGATAAAGGAGGACCTAACATTAAAAAACAAGTTAGTTTAGTAGTTTGTGGAAGTAAAAAACCAAATAGAGATGAAATAGTTGGAAGTTTAAGGGATATGGGATATGAAGAAATCACATCAATTGAAAAAAGATTAGGTATAGAAGATTTATTTGAAAAAAAAAATCTAAAAGAAGTTAGTTTAAACACATCCGAAGATGGTTCACCTGACGGTGGATATGTTCCAAAAGGTAAAAAAAGAGTATTAGACGGACAAGATGGTATAAACAAACAAGAAGATTGGTATACAAATGGTGGATATACACAAACCGAATTTCCAACAGCAGATGCGATATTTGGAGATGAAGATGGTGAAGAAAGAACTATTAGATATACAATTAAAAATCTTCCTGATGTTGATTATGTAGAAACGGATTTTATTAAAGAAGGTTTATTAATGGAAGGTGGTGCATATGGTCATATGAGCCATCCATTTGATGATATGGATTTAACTTTTGGTGATTTAAAAGATATTATTACAAAAGCATTAGAAGGAGATTTAGGTGTAGTAAGAGAAAAAACTGATGGACAGGCTTTGGCAATAAGTTGGAAAAGTGGTAGATTAATCGCAGCTAGAAATAAAGGAAATTTAGCAAACGCTGGAGCAAATGCAATGGGTATCGAAGATGTTGCATCAAAGTTTGCAGGTAGAGGTGGTTTAACTGATGCATATAATTTTGCTATGAGAGATTTATCAGCTGCAATACAATCTCTTTCGGAAACTCAAAGAAAAAAGATATTTAACGAAGGAAAATGTTTTATGAATTTGGAAGTAATCTGGCCTACATCGGTAAATGTTATTCCTTACGGACAAGCTTTATTAATATTTCATAATACAACTTGTTATGATGAGAAAGGAAACGCAATTGGTGCAGACCAGGGTACAGCAAGAACATTAGCTGGTATGATTAAACAAGTTAATGCAGATGTTCAATCTAAATATACAATTCAAGGCCCGCCGGTAACTGAAATACCAAAATCATCAGATTTGGCATCTAAAAAAGGAAAATATCTTTCAAAATTAAATAAAGTACAAAATGAATTTGGTTTAAAAGATAGTGATAATGTTTCAGTATATCATCAAACTTGGTGGGAAAATTTTATTGATACAAAAGCACCATCAAAGGTTGATAAAATGACAAAAGAATCATTAGTTAGAAGATGGGCGTTTGGAGATAAATCATTTCGTTTAAATACAATATCAAATCCTAAATTACAGGATTGGGCGGTTGAAAACGATAAAGTAAATGTTATAAAACAACAAAAAGAAAATATCAAACCATTTGAAGAAATATTTTTAGGAGTTGGTGCAGATGTATTAGAATTTGTTGGAAGTGTATTGACTGTTCATCCAGATAAAGCCATTCGTTCAATGAAAGAGAAATTAAAATCAGTTGCAAGTCAGGTAAGAGATTCTGGAAGTCCGGCCCAAATACAAAAATTAAAACAAGAATTAAATAGATTAAATCAATTGGGTGGTATTGATAAAATAGTTGCAAATGAAGGATTAGTATTTTTTTATAATGGTAACACATATAAACTTACTGGTACATTTGCACCTCTAAATCAAATACTTGGTATTTTTTACGAATAAAATTGATATATATAGTATAAACAATTAGTTATTTAAACATAGTAGTATGGCAAAAAGAAAAAGTTTTGATGAGAAAAATAAAAATATTCATAAATCTCGTAAACTTATTATAGATACCGTCTTTGGTAGAGAAGATAATACACAAAGAGTATTTGGTTATGAAAAGGAAACGGAAACAAAAAGAGAAGTAGGTGATAGGTGGACGGATAGTGATGGAAAGGAATGGGAACAGAAAGAAGGTTTTAAAATAGCAGTTTCTCAAATGGATGATGTGAGGGATTTTTTACAAAAAATGAACACATGTCATGGAGTAGATTGTAAAACAGATAAATACAGCAATGCGGATAAAAAATTAATTCGTAGAACTGGATTATGTATTGTTTGTTTAGCTAAAAAAGAAAGAGAACTTCAACAAGATGGAACATATCCATTTTATGAAGATTATAAAATAACTTTAAATAAACTAGCATATGTTAGAGATATGAAAGTTAAAATGGAAGAAAGTTTGGCAGGTATAAAATCTCATTTTGAAACCATTACCGAAGATGGTAAATTAGAAAAGTGGGAATGGAAAGTGGATATAGAACAAGTTAAAAAAGATGTGAAAAAAGATATTGATGGTGCTTACGATGCTATTGAAACATTGATAGAACGTAAGTTGGCATTAGAAAATAAGTTACGTGAATTAAATCATCCAGAATTGATAAAAAATTAATTATGAAAAAATTATTAAATTTAAAAAACATTGCAATTGCAGTTTTAATTGCAATTATTTTATTAGAGTATTTTAATCCAGGTGGTAAAATGCCAGGAAGAACCATTAAAATTGATGGAAAAAAATACGAAGTTATTAAACATGAAATAGACACTGTCGAAGTTGTAAAAACAAAAACTTTAACTAAAAAAGGAGCAGATATTATACATGAAGTAATTCTACATGATACGGCAATTAGACTAGTTGATGTGGACACAGCGGCATTATTACATGATTATTTAGCAAAATATATCTACAAAGATACATTACATTTACCAGATAGTTTAGGTGAAGTTTCTCTTATAGATACAATTACAAAAAACAAAATTTTAGGTAGAACCTTCAACGCAAAAGTAAAGCAAAGAGAAATTAAAGAAACTTTAATTGTTAAAGAATTACCTAAAACTCAAGTATATTATGGATTAACTGGTGGATTTAATAAAGCAGATGTGGTTTCAAATTTAGGTGCAGGATTATTAATCAAAACTAAAAAAGATAAAATCTATAATTTGGGTGTTGGTATTTCTAATAGAGTAACCGATGGAACTAACGGAACATTATCTCCATATATCGGTGGTGGTGTATATTGGAAAATAAAATTTAAAAAATAATGTCTGTTCAAGGGCAACCTAAAAAGTCATTAAAAGAGATAATAGCTGAAGAATTTCGTAAATGTGCGGGAGACCCGATATATTTTATGAAAAAATATTGTATAATTCAGCATCCGGTGAGAGGAAAAATACCCTTTCACCTTTATCATTTCCAGGAAGATTGTTTAACAGACTTCAAAGATAATCGTTTTAATATTATTCTTAAATCTCGTCAGTTAGGGTTATCAACTCTTTCTGCGGGATTTATACTTTGGAAGATGTTGTTTAATCAAGATTTTAACGCATTGGTTATTGCAACAAAAGTGACTGTAGCAAAGAATCTGGTAGAGAAAGTAAGAGTTATGCACGACTTACTTCCTATTTGGTTAAGAGATGGTAGTAATAGTTCGGTAGAAGATAATAAACTTTCTCTTAAATTAAAAAATGGTTCACAAGTAAAAGCAATCGCATCTTCTCCAGATGCAGGACGTTCTGAAGCCCTATCCCTATTAGTTGTGGATGAGGCGGCGTTCATTAGAGATATTGATGAAATTTGGTTATCAGCACAATCTACATTATCAACGGGTGGTTCTGCAATTGTATTATCTACTCCAAATGGTGTGGGTAACTGGTTCCATAAAATGTGGGTAGAAGGGGAAAGTGGAAGTAATGGTTTCAATTGTATCAATCTTCATTGGACTGTTCATCCAGAAAGAAATCAGGCATGGAGAGATGAACAAACTCGTATTTTAGGAGTTAAAGGAGCGGCACAAGAATGTGATTGTGACTTTGTTGGTTCCGGTGATACCGTCATTGACCCTGAATTACTAATGTGGTATAAAGATACATATGTGATGGACCCTGTCGAAAAAGTTGGATTTGATGGTAACTATTGGAAATGGGAACATCCTAACTACAATCGAAACTATATGGTAGTTGCCGACGTAGCTAGAGGTGATGGTTCGGATTATTCTACATTTCAGGTAATTGATATTGAAGATAGTTCACAAGTTGCCGAATATAGAGGTAAAATCGAAACAAAAGATTTTGGTAATTTTTTAACAGCGGTAGCAACCGAATGGAATAACGCACTTTTAGTAGTAGAAAATTCAAATGTTGGTTGGTCAACTATACAAACTATTATAGATAGAGGATATGGAAATCTATTCTATATGAGTAATGATTTAAAATATATTGATGTTGAAAAACAAATGTCTAATAAATTTTATAGAGACGAAAAGAAAATGATTGCAGGTTTTAGTACGACTTCAAAAACTAGACCATTAATTATATCAGCATTGGACACCTATATGACAGATAAAGATATTCTAATTCGTTCACAAAGATTGATAGATGAAATGTTTACTTTTATTTGGAGTGGTGGTAGAGCCGAAGCTATGAAAAGTTATAATGATGATTTAATTATGGCATTAGCAATTGGATTGTGGGTTCGTAATACAGCACTTCGTTTAAAGCAAGAAGGGATTGATTTAACTAAAAGTATGTTAAACTCTGCTCATGTAAATAAACATTCTGGACTATATACAGCACATAGTCATTTAAAAGATAATCCATATGAAATGAATGTAGGTAGAGGTGAAAAAGAAAACTTAACTTGGTTAATTGGTTAATTCTTTATATTTATATGTTGAAACTATTGTAATATGAGACTAATAAACTTAATTCCATTGAAAGAAATGGAAAATCCTTGTTGGAAAGGATACGAAATGGTTGGAACAAAGAATAAAAATGGTAAAGAAGTACCAAATTGTGTTCCAGTAAAAGAAAATGATAATCCAGGTGGTTATTGGGGAGATGAAGCAACGGAAGATATTAATAGTGATGACGATGTTAATTATGGTTTAGTTGAACCAGAAGAATATGATGTAGAAGATGAGGACATGGGAGATTTTATTTCTTTTATGAGAGCATACGCTAAAGATTTAAATGAAGCAACTTGCCCTTGTATGCATGAAGCAGAATATCAAGGTAGAGAAGTTAAGTTGGGCAAACCAATGCAAGGTGATGTTAAGAAATTCAAAGTATATGTAAAGAATCCTGCAGGAAATGTTGTTAAAGTAAACTTCGGACAAAAAGGAATGAAGATTAGAAAATCAAATCCTGCTGCAAGAAAATCATTTAGAGCTAGAATGAATTGTGATAGTCCAGGACCTAGACATAAAGCAAATTATTGGTCTTGTAGAAAATGGTAAATTTGGAAAAGTGGAAAATTTTCCATATATTTAGAAAAATAGAATTATATAAAAATGGCAGATAAAACAATATTCGGTAGGTTACAAAAATTATTTTCAACAAATACCATAGTTCGTAAAACTACAAAAGGTGTTAAAGTTGTTGATACTGATGAGTATCAATCAATGACAACTAACCTTGTTGACCGTTTTATGAAAATGAGAGTAACCAATTTTGGTACGGGTCAGTTAGAATCTTCGATGGCATATCAACAAGTTAGAATTGATTTGTTTAGAGATTATGATTCAATGGATAGTGACCCAATTTTATCATCAGCGTTAAATATATACGCAGATGAATCTACTGCTAGAAACGAACAAGGAAATGTATTAAAAATTCATCATGAAGATGATAATATTAAACAAATATTAGAAAATTTATTTTATGATATTGTAAATGTTGAATTTAACTTATGGCCTTGGGTAAGAAATTTGGTTAAGTATGGTGATTTTTATTTACAATTAGAAATGGCGGAAGGATTGGGTATTGTGAATGTTCTCCCAATGTCTACATATGAAATGAGTAGAATTGAAGGATTTGACCCAAAAAATCCACAAAGAGTTAAATTTATTTATGCTCCATATCAAAATCCATATAACGCAGTAGGGCAAACTGCAAAGAAAGAATATGAGAACTATGAGATTGCCCATTTTCGTTTAAATAATGATTCTAACTTCTTACCTTATGGTAAATCAATGCTAGAAGGTGCAAGAAGAGTTTGGAAACAAGTTATGTTAATGGAGGATGCTATGTTAATTCATAGAGTAATGAGAGCTCCTGAAAAAAGAATCTTTAAAATTGATGTTGGTAATATTCCACCAAATGAAGTGGATAACTACATGCAAAAAATTATCAATTCATCTAAAAAAGTTCCTTTTGTGGATGAAAAAACAGGTGAATATAATTTAAAATATAATGTTCAAAATCTTATAGAAGATTATTATATGCCAGTAAGAGGTAGTGATAATGGTACTTCTATTGATACCCTAAAAGGATTGGAGTATAATATGATTGATGATATTAACTACTTAAAAGGTAAGTTAATGGCCGCTCTTCAAATTCCAAAAGCATATTTAGGATATGAAGAAGATACCAATGGTAAAGCTACATTGGCAGCAATGGATGTTAGATTTGCAAAAACAATTGAAAGAATACAAAGAGTAGTTATATCGGAATTAACAAAAATAGCAATCATTCATTTATATGCACAAGGAATAGATGATGACCGTTTGACGGATTTTACTTTAGAATTAACTATTCCATCTAAAATCTATGAGCAAGAGCAAGTTGAACTATATACTTCAAAGGTAGCTTTAATTCAACAAATGCAGCAAACGAAAATGTTCTCTAAAGAATGGATGTATGAAGCGGTAATGAAAATGGCTAAAGATGAACAAGATGAAATGACATTACAAGTATTAGATGATACTAAACAAACATTCCGTTTAACATCAATTGAAACTCAAGGCGTTGACCCTGCAAAAGAAACCGGTACCGATGGTCCTACTAATGTTGAAGAAGAATTGGATAGATTAAAAACTGAATTAGAAGAAGATGGTGTTGGTAGACCTAAAGACCCTGTTAGATATGGTAAAGATGACCATCCAGAAGGTAGAGACCCATTAGGTATTAAGACCCTTAAACAAAAAGAAGGTTCGGTAGGATATAAACCTAGAAAAAATTCATATTTTGAGATATTTAAAGATATGAATGGAAACAAAAAAAAGATTTTAACAGAGAATTTAGATAAAGAGTAGTATTCTCATAGAAAGATATATTTATATCTGACAAATTATACAAATTGATGAAAAAAATAAAGCATTCGAAGTTTAAAAATACTGGATTTATATTTGAATTATTAGTAAGACAGATTACTTCGGAAATAATGTCTGCAAACAAATCGGTAGCAGAAAAGATTTTAAAAGAACATTTTAATTCAAAAAAAGAATTATCAAAAGAATTAAAATTATATCAATATTTGATTAATGAAAAATATAACTCGGAATCAAAAGCTGAGCAATTTATTAATACAATATGCGAAGCTCGTAAAAGATTAGATGAGAAAAAACTTATTAAAGAAAAATATAATTTAATTAAAGAAATTAAAGAAACTTATAATTTAGATGAGTTTATCAAATCTCCAATTTCAAATTATAAAACATTAGCATCTATTTATAAAATATTTGAAATTACAACTACCGATGACCAATACGACCCAACGGACATCGTATCATCTAGATTTACAATTGCAGAAAATATTATAAATTCTTCTATTCAAAATAAAGATGTAAAAGTAAAAGATGCAGTTTTAGAAGAATATAGAAAACAGGATGATGATTTGAGAGCCATATCTTACAAAATATTAGTTGAAAATTTCAACAACAAATATAAGAATTTAACCGAACAGCAAAAAGGATTATTAAGAGAATATATTAATAATATAAATAATACTGGTAAATTAAATGAATACGTTAGCAATGAAGTAACTAATTTGGTTAATTCATTGAAAGAAGTTGGTTCTAAAATTACTGACAAAGTTACAAAAATAAAATTAGCAGAAACAATTTCAAATATTAGAAAAATTAAATCTGTTAAAAAGATTAAAGAACAACATTTATCAGCAATGATGATGACGTATGAGTTATTAAATGAATTAAAACAATCGTTAAAAAAATAAAAAATGACAAATTATAGAATTTCAAAAATAGATTATTTTACATCATCATCAGTTTGGACTAAAATAGGAAACCAATCAACATCATCATTGTATACAAAAGTGTGGGGTGTAATGATTCCATCTGGTTCGGTAGTACAAGGAAATATATCGTTAGAAGGTGGTGGAGACATTTATTTAAATCAATTAGTACCTGGACAAATTTATCCATGTTATCCAACGGCAATTAGAGTATCTGCAGGAACCGGTTCAATATTATCATAAAATTAAACAAATGCCATCAGTATCAAAAGCACAACAA